GCCATCGATGCTTCAGAAAAATCTATTAGCAACAATACTATGACTGTATTGTTAAGAAGAAATATTGCTCCACGTTATAATGTTTCTGCGCAATATCTTTTAAACATTATCAACCCAATTTACTATTCAGAATTTGCAGGTGGATCAATAGGAACTACAGGATTTTATATTGATGGTAGTGATGAGATTCATTACCTTGATGATAATGGTACCAATGTTCGCTTATTTAAATATGGTTCCAATGCTCAGAAATTTATTATTGACGAACAGATTGGAACAATCGATCATGCTAGAGGTATTATAGATATTCGCAATTTACACATTACTGCATTGGCAGATATCGATTGGGAAATTACAATAAAACCAAAATCCAATGACGTAGTTTCTGCGCTAACTCAAATCGCCAAAATAGCAAGAGACCATTTATATGTTACTGCTATCCCAGATCAAACTGCAGTTGGTGACTTACGTGCTGGATACAATTATACATTCAGTGCTTCCAACGCAACAGTAACAGGCGATAGAGTAGGCTAAAAATGACAGCTCCATTAAGAAGAAGCAAGATATCTTCATTAGTAGAAGGACAACTCCCTGAGTTTGTTCGTGAAGATCATCAAACTTTCGTTGCTTTCTTAAAAGCGTATTATGAATATTTGGAAACTACTTCTCCAGATCTTAGAGATTTAAGAGATCTAGATACAACTTTAGATTCTTTTATACAACACTTTAGGAATGAAGTTGGTATTAATTTGCCAACTCAAATTAATGCAGATCCTAGATTTCTTTTACAGAGAATCAAAGACCAATATTTGGCAAAAGGATCTGAGTCGTCATATAAATTATTGTTTAGACTTTTATTCAATAAAGAAGTTTCTATTGATTATCCATCTAAACAAGTTTTTCGTGTATCCGATGGTAAGTGGAACCAAGACGTTTCTATTATTGCAAAAGTTACATCTGGCCATCCAGACCAAATTGTTGGTAAACTTGTTGATGTTATTACTCCAACTAAAATTATTCGTGTTCAGATTGATAGAAGACAGTATATTGAAATTGAAGTTGAGCGTGTTGTTGAGATTGCAGAAGACATCTATGAATTTTATGTAGATCGCAGATTTTTCGGTAATATCGGTGTTGGTGATAGACTTCGCTATAAAACTGCGGACATCTATTTCACAGCAGACATTCTAGCTACAACATCAACGCTAAAAGTATTGACTCCAGGAACTGGGTTTAAAGTTGGACAGCTTTACGCCATTAGAAATGGTAAGGGTACTGGTTCTATTATGAAGATTACAAGAACCAATACAGAAGGTGGTATCTTAGACGCAGAGTTTATTAAGTTTGGTACTGGTTATTCTACGGATTTTGCATCAACGATTTATGCAGACTTGGGACAATCGGCAACTGGAACTGGCGGAAGTTCACTACAGATTATTGGTGGAAATATTAGCGTTGCTGAAGCAACTGATGGTTTTGTAGAAACAGGTACAATTAATAAATCGGACTATGCCGTAACTGATGCTATGGATGGCAGCTATGCTGGTGAAATTATTCGTGAATTCGGATCTTCTGGTGGAGTCAATGAACTCTCTAGCCCATATGATCCAGCAGTTATTAAGATTAATCTTGGAGCACTCGCCAAGTATCCAGGATATTATGTTACAAATGATAGCTTCTTAAACGATGCTATCTTTATTCAAGACAGTAGATACTATCAAGCGTTTTCTTATGTTTTAAAAATTGATGAGAGTTTAGATTCTTACAAATCTATTGTTAAAACATTATTACACCCAGCTGGTATGGCTGTATTTGGTGAATATGAAATTAAGAATGAATTTGATGTTGCATTAAGTCTTGAGGCGATGATTAAAAATCTTTCTGTAACAGCTCAAGACGAAGTTACAGTCAATATTGATTACATTACGGCTAAAGGTGTAACCAAAGGACTTGAAGATTATATTACTACACCCGATAGTAATGTATTTTCGATGGATAAATATATTGATAGAACGGGAATTGGAGACGATTTAGCGACTCCAGTCGACACAGGTTTCGTGTTACTGAACCCATATGCAGACGCTGGTTGGTTCTTAAACGACGATGGATCATATGTTAATGACCCGACCAACTTTAACACTTAGGAGATATAAATGGACTTAAATGAAAATCTAAAAATGAAGGGTGAATTAACCATCATTCACAAAAATGCTGACGGTAAAATTAAAGACGTAATTAATGTTCCAAACTTAGTTGTAACAGCAGGTAAACAATATATTGCTGCTCGCATGGTAGGTTCTGGAACTAACGTAATGTCACATATGGCAATCGGAACTGGAACTGCAACCCCTGCAGTGGCAGATTCTGTTTTAGGAACTGAAGCTGGTCGTGTTACCTTGGCTTCTTTCTCTTCTAGTGGCGCAACTGTAACTGCCACTGCAACTTTCCCAGCTGGTACTGGTACTGGAGCAATTACTGAAGCAGGTATTTTAAATGCAAACTCAGCAGGAACTATGCTCTGTAGAACAACATTCCCTGTAGTTAATAAAGCAGCAGGTGACAGCATCGCTATCACTTGGGTTATTACCGTAAGCTAAAAGAAAAAATTAAATGGCATCTTCAGCACTATTAAAATCTGGGTTGCACAACTCAATTGCGAAAGGTCTCTATAATGAGATTCAGAATCGCACAGCCAAATATTATTATTTTTTAGGGAAAACTCTTCAGTGGGCTCAAGAGTTGGAACCTCCATTCCCAGTTAATTCTCTTGATTATGATTTAAAAACACGCAATGAAATAATCACTATGAAAGAGATTCGTTCAACTGACGTAGCGTTTATTGTTGAAAGAAGAAATTGGGAGAGTGGTAGAATATATGATATGTATGACGATCATTATTCTGATGAATTAGATGGCATTAATTTAATTTCTGGTGGATATGGCTTCGCTGATCCACCAACAGTAACAATCACTGGAGGTGGTGGCTCAGGTGCTACTGCAACTGCTTATATTGCAAACGGTATTGTAATTGAGATAGAATTAACAAATCCAGGTCGTGGATACACTAGTACACCAACAGTAACTATTACAGGTGGCGGTGGAGAAGGTGTTGCTGCAACAGCAGTCCTTCCAATATCATATTCTGGTAAACAGGCTATGGAAGAATGTAACTTCTATGTGGTTACTGATGAATATAACGTATACAAATGTTTAGATAACAATAATAATGCACAATCTACATATAAACCTGTTGGTACTACTGTTGATCCAGTAATTATGCCAGACGGATATATGTGGAAATATATGTATAGTATTCCTATTGCGCTACGTAATAAGTTTTTGACTGATACATATATGCCAGTTGTTACAGCATTAAGACCACAGTTTTATTCTAGTGGAGCAATACAAACAGTTAAAATTGAAAAACGTGGGCAAAATTATACTTATGCGAACATTTCTGTACAAGGTGACGGATCTAGAGAATTAGACCCATTGTTTATTATTGGAACTAACTTATCATCCAATGGATCTGGATACATAAATGCAACAGTAGAAATAGATCCACCTTTTGCTGCTACAACTTGGGCAGCAAATATTAATGTGTTACTTGGACAAAGATTTAGACATAACAACAACATCTATGAAGTTACACTTCCAGGGACTTTAGCGTCGCCTGCACCAACTCATGGATCTGGTATTATCTCCAACGGAACAGCTGCTTTAAAATATATTGGAACAACAGTAAGAGCTACAGCAACTGTTACGTCTGGTACAGTGACAGCAATTAATCTTATTGGCGCTGTCAGAGAAGTTGTAATGACAGATGGCGGATTAGGTTATACTTCTGCTCCATCAGTTTCATTTAGTGGTGGTGGCGGAAGTGGTGCTACTGGCTCTGTTATTATGATGGGAACATCTGTTCAAACCACAGTTATTACAAACTCTGGTGATGATTATACATCTACACCAACTGTTAGTTTTGGTACTGCATGGACAGCAGCAACATCATTAACATTACAGCAACAAGTTTATGTGGCTAACAGACTTTATACTGTTACTACCGCAGGAACTACAGGTAGTGTAGCTCCTACTCATACATCAGGATCTGCGTCAAGTGGAACTGCAACATTACAGTACGTTGGTCGCCCAGCATCAGGAACAGTTATTCTTAGATATGGAACTGGTTATTCAGTTCTACCGAACCTAACTATTAACTCAACTACTGGAACTGGCGCAACAGGATATCTTTCTGGTGTTAAATCAGAAGCTAAATTACTACCATTGTTAAGTAATGGTGAATTAGTTGGTATTCAGATTGATGATGGTGGTATCGGTTATACATATGCAAACTTAACTGTAGATGGCGATGGTGATAACGCAGAAATTTCTGCAGACCTTTCTCCAGGCGACGTTTCAACTTTACAAGCCAACACCGAATTGTTGACTATTGATGGACGTATTATGTCTATTAAAGTTATATCTGGTGGATTTGGTTATGCTGGAGCAACAATAACTATTGAAGGTGATGGTACTGGCGCAGCTGCAGAAGCTATTACAGAAAACGGTAAGATTAAAAAAATCCGTATGACTAATTATGGTCAAGGATATCGCTGGGCAAGAGTTACAATTACAGGTTCTGGTTTCGGTGCCACAGCAAGAGCAATTATGACTGACTTTGGCGGACATGGAAAAGACTCAATTAATGGTCTTTATACAAGATCGTTAATGTTCTATTCAAGTATCTCCAGAGATAAAAACCAAGGATTTGATGTGAATAACGATTTCCGTCAAATCGGCATTATCAAAAACCCAAGAAAGTATGCATCAACATATTCTTTAGATTCTACGTTAGCATCTGCGTGTTTCGTTGTTACTGGAACAATCAATACTAACAATTTTGCCAAAGATCAAACTGTATATTTGGCTAATACTGGATCAAAATTTAGAATTGTTAACCTAAACTCGAACTCAGCATTATTACAATCTTTAGACAATGCTATACCAACAGTAGGTTCTGTTTTAACAAATGACGCATCACAAAGTTTTACAGTTTCTGGTTTAACTCTGCCAACAGTAGATAAATATTCTGGTGATATGCTTTTCATTGATAATAAGCAAGCATTTACGCCAACAGCAGACCAAACAGTAACTCTTAGAACTGTTATAAAATTCTAATAAATAATAGTAATTAACTAAAAGAGTAAAAGATGATCGATTTCAATACCGAACCATATAATGATGACTATAACGAGAACAGTAAATTCTACAGAATTCTGTTCCGCCCAAGTTTCGCTTTACAGGCTCGTGAACTCACGCAAATGCAGAGTATTCTGCAGAAACAGATCCAGCGCCATGGAGATAATATCTTCAAACAGGGTGCTATGGTTCTACCTGGACAAATATCAATTGATACGAATGCGCAATATGTTAAATTGCAGCCATTGTACAATGGTATTGCTGTAGAGACATTTTTAGATAGCCTTAACAATAAGGTTATTGTTGGTGCCAATTCAAACCTTAAAGCAGAAGTAATTAAGGTTCAGAGTGCTGAGCAAAATGAACCATCAACCATTTATATTCGTTATAAAGACTCTGGTAACAATGGAACTACAAAAGTATTTGCTGCTGGCGAGGTAATCTCAACAGAAGATAATTTATATTCTTTTCAGGCTGTAGCAGAAAACCCAACTGGTATTGGTTCTATCGTTTCTATCGAGCGTGGTGTTTATTATGTTAATGGATTCTTCGTTCTTGTAGAATCCCATTCTATAATTCTTGACAAATATAGCAACACGCCATCATATCGTGTTGGCTTGAATGTAGAAGAAAAAATTGTAACTCCTGAAGAAGATGCTACGTTGTTGGATAATGCTCAAAACAGCTACAACTATGCTGCTCCAGGATCGCATCGTTATTATATCGACTTAACTCTAAAGAAGATCTCTTTAGAGTCAGCTTCAGACGCAAGTTTTATTGAGTTACTAAGAGTTGAAGATGGTGTCAATAAAAAGATTACTACTAAGACAGAATACTCTGTTTTAGAACAAACATTGGCTCGTCGTACATATGACGAGTCTGGCGATTATACAGTAAGAAACTTTAACATCGATATTCGTGAGCACCGTAACAATGATCGTGGCGCATGGACACAAAACACTGCATTCTTAATCGGCGACATTGTAACTAACGCAGGTAAAACGTATGTAGCTAAGAATAGCGGAACATCAGTTACTACTGCGCCAGTGCATACTACAGGTATCGCATATGATGGTCCAGGTTCTACTGGTATTCAGTGGGAATATACATTAACCCCTCAATATAATCGTGGTATTTACAAAAACGGAGATGAGTCTAAACTTGCAATCGGTTTAGAACCAGGAAAAGCATATGTTCGTGGATATGAGATTGAAAAGATCGCCACAGAATATGTTTCTGTCAACAAGTCACGTGAATATGCCCAAGCAGATAATGCGTTTATTTCTGCTGAATTGGGAAGTTATGTAACAGTAACTAATCTATGTAAGATTCCTCCAATCATTTACAACTCTGTTGTAAACCTAAGAGATCAATTAACAACCACACGTGGTACTGAAGCAGGAACTATTATCGGTACTGCACGTGTTCGTGCAATTGAATGGGACAATGGTTCTATCGGTTCTAATACTGCAACATATAAGTTGTTTTTATATGATGTTAATTTGAACGCAGGTAAAGAGTTCTCTCGTAACGTTAAATCTATTGGGCTAAATTCTTGGGGATTCACTGCTGACATTAACCCAATAACTACTCCATTAATCGGTTCTGTAACTGCTGCTGGAACAACAGTGACAGGTAATGGTACTTCTTTCTTGACACAATTAGTTGTCGGTGATTACATTTATGTTAATGGTGCTTCTTATAGAGTTACAGCAGTCGCTTCTCAAACATCATTAACAATCTCAGCTTCTTTAACTGCGACAAATGCTGCATTTAGTTTAGTGAAGACAAATATATTAGCGACTAACTTAGAGAAAACTGTATTCTCTCTACCTTACAGTACAGTTCGTTCTTTAAGAAGTGCTTTAGCAACAAATGATACTGCGTATACAGTTTCAGCAGTATACACAGAAACTGTTGCGTCAGGTAACATTAATATTAATGCTGCTTCTGGAACATTTGCATCTGGCGCTGTTACTGGAAACTTTATTGTAACCAGAAATGATAATGGCGATGTTCTTCCAATCAATAGCGTAACTGTAACAGGAAGTTCTGCTGTTATTAACGTAGGAAATGCAAACGATGGAAAACAATGTACTATCGTTGCAACTGTAAATAAAACTGGTTCTAGTTCTACTGAGAAAACTAAAACTCACGTAACTGGTGCAACTGTATCATTTACTACTCAAGCAACTGCAACACCAACTATTTTATCTTTAGGTAAGGCAGATTGCTGGAAGATCAATAGTGTTAAGATGGATTCTGGATCCTTCTCTTCACCATCAGGTTCTTATACAATTGACATTTCAGATCGTTATGATTTTGATAATGGTCAACGAGCAACTCATTATGATCTTGGAAGAATTGTACTAAAAGATACATATGCTCCACCATCAGCACCTATTCAAGTAACCTTTGAATACTTTACACATTCTGTTGGTGACTATTGCAGTGTTAATTCATATCCTGCAACTATCTCTTTCTCACAGATTCCATCAGATTTACGTGATGGTTTAGATTTCCGTCCAAGAATTGATGATGATGGTGTATCATTTAGTTCAATAACTCAATTACCAAGACGTGGTTCCAACATTACCACAGACTTCACTTATTATTTGGCAAGAAAAGAAAAGATTGCTGTTGATGTAAATGGCAATTTCTTTAATATCTCTGGTACATCTTCAATTAATCCAGGTGATGCTGAAGATTCATCAACAGGTATGGTTCTTTATAAGTTAACACTTGCTCCATATACATTTGATACAACAAACAATAATGTAATTATTGACTCTATCGACAATAAACGCTATACAATGCGTGACATCGGTAAATTAGAAAAGCGTATCGACAATCTAGAATATTACACTTCTTTATCTCTACTAGAACAACAAACTGAATCATTGAAGATTCAAGATTCTACTGGTATGGATAGAATGAAAAACGGATTTATTGTTGACAATTTTACTGGTCATGGAATTGGTGCAGCGGAATCTGTAGATTATCGTTGTTCAGTTGACATGAACAAAGGAGAGTTACGCCCATTCTTTACAATGAAAAACGTAAACCTTATTGAGAAAGCGTCTACCAACTCTGCTCGTGCTGCAGCAAAATATGCTCAATATGGGGATGTGATTACTCTACCAATTATCGAAGATGTTGAATTGGTTAAACAACAGTTCGCTTCTCGTTTGGAAAACATTAACCCATTCGCAGTATTCACATTTATCGGTGATGTTAAATTAAATCCTCAAACTGACGACTGGTTTGAAACTGATCGTCGCCCAGATATTATTAACAACGTAGAAGGTAATTTCTCAACTATCAATGCTCTTGCTGAAAAAGCTGGAGCTTTAGGCACAGTTTGGAATGCATGGCAAACTCAATGGACTGGACAACAAGTTAGTGGAACATTCGGTTTTGCTAACGCAAACTCTGGATCTGTTAATTTTGGTGGTGCGTTTGGAACAGTTAGTGCAAACTTTGGTAGTTCTGGTGGTGGCGCAAGACGCTGGGTTACTGCTGAACTTACAGCTACTCAGGTAGGACAAACAAGATCTGGAATCAAAACAGATATCGTTGCTAAGATTGACAAACAAGTTGTCGCAGATCGTGTGCTATCAACTGCTGTTATTCCATACATTCGTTCAAGAAATATTCTTGTTCAAGTTCGTGGTCTAAAACCATTGACTCGTTTCTATCCATATTTTGATGATGTTGACATCGCTTCATATTGCACACCAGCTTCTAAAATCACTTACACTATTACCAGCGGAACTTTTGATGCATCAACAAACGTAGGTGGTATTGCTGCTGAAGAAGCACGTCGTATCAATGGTGATTCGCAAGTTTGTTTAAATCGTGGTGACTACATTAGAGGTGTTACAAGCGATGCTACTGCTGTTGTAGTTGGAACAGAGTTAGACTATGACACTAACACCAAGTCATTATGGGTAGTTAACATTAAAGGAACATTCCAGACTAATGAACAAATTACTGGTTCTGTTTCTAACGCAGTTGGCGTTATTAACTCTATCACTTTAAATACAACTGGTGGAAGTATTAGAACTAATAAGAGTGGCGACGTAAACTTATTGTTCAAAATTCCAAATACAGACTCAATTCGTTTCCGCACTGGATCACGTGAGTTTAAACTTGTTGACAGCAATACTGCTAATGGAGAATTCACTTCCCGTGGTCGTGCGCAATATAGAGCAGAAGGTATTGTTGAAACTAAACAAGCAACTGTTAATGCAGTTCGTAATGCTGAGTTGGTCCAGAACGTTGTACAAGATAGTAGAACTATTATCGAAACATCATCCCGTGTCTTATCTGACACTGGTTGGTATGACCCACTTGCTCAAACATTCTTGATTGATAACAAGGGTGGTGCATTCTTAACTAAGGTAGACATATTCTTTGCAACAAAAGATACAGCTATCCCTGTTACATTGGAGATTCGTGAAGTTGTGAATGGATATCCAGGTAAGCGTGTTCTTCCATTCTCACGTGTAACTCTACGTCCAGAACAAGTTAATCTATCAACTAACATGGTTGATTTGGATGGCGTTGCAACTCCATCGTTCGATACACCAACATCATTCAGATTCCCATCTCCTGTATTCGTACAAGACGGATCTGAGTATTGTATCGTGTTAATTTCTGATTCTAACAAATATAAAGTTTGGATTTCTCAACTTGGTGATACTGTTCCAGGAACAAGTAGAACTATTTCTGAGCAACCATATCTTGGATCATTGTTTAAGTCACAGAACGCATCTACTTGGACAACCGATCAAACACAAGACTTGATGTTTACAATTTACAAAGCTAAGTTTGATACATCAGGTGTTGGAACTGTTCAGTTTGTAAATGATGTTCTTCCATATACAACTTTAGAAAACGATCCATTCCAAATGACTGCTGGCTCGAATATTATTCGTGTATGGCAGAACAATCATGGTCTAACAGATGGCGCTAAAGTAACTATCTCTGGTGTAGCTGGAACATTAAATGGAATCCCAGCTGCTGAGTTAAATGGTTCTTGGTTTGTAAGCAACATCGATCTAGATTCTTACACAATTACTACAGGAACTTCTGCAACTAAGACTGGTTATTTTGGTGGAGTAACTGTAAGAGCCACAGGACAGACGCAGTATGATGCTGTTATGCCAATCGCTCAAGTTCAGAACTTCTCAGAAACTTCAACAACATACTCAATGAAAACTACATCGGGTAGATCTGTTGATGGATCTGAAACTCCATATGTTCAAGACATTTCATTTGGCGATTGTTTGGTCAATGAAAATAATTATTTCTACAGCCCTCGTCTTGTTGCTTCTGAGATAAATGAAAACACATTTACTGGAGGTAATAAATCAGTAACTTTCGCTGTAAACTTATCTTCAACTAATGATTCTTTATCACCAGTTTTGGATACACAGCGTATAAGTTTAGTGGCTATTTCAAATAGAATTAACTCACCGACTCATACTAATGTTAATGTAACCCCAACTGATTACACTCAGTTATTCACTGGAGCTACTGGAGCGTTTAGTTTCTCTGGCTCTACATTAACTTCTACAGTCTCAACAATCAGAAGTTTAATGCAGACTATTGGAGTTGGACAGTATATTAAAGTAGAAGGTTCTACAACTACTGCAAATAGTGGACAGTTCTTGGTGACTGATGTAACAGACAACGGAACTAACTGCACTATTACAGTTTCTGGAGTAACCTTTACTTCTGAGAATGCTGTTTCTGGAACTGCAATTTCAACAGTCAATTTATTCACTGACGAGATCGCTCCAGTAGGTTCTTCCGCAGTTTCTAAGTATGTTTCCAAGGCTATTAAGCTGGCTCTTCCATCTACTTTCATGAAGATTAGATTTGCAGCTAATATACCTAATCAGTCTGATGTTGCTGTTTATTATAAGACTTCTTTAGGGTCTTCTGGTAATCTGGATAAGACTAAATATACTTTAGCGACTCCAGTTTCTACTCCTATTAAAGTTGAAAACGGGAACGAAACATTCTATGACATAGATTACTCTTTGGCTAATTTAAGTCAATTTGATTCTGTTCAGGTTAAACTGGTTATGAAATCCGTTAATACATCTGCTATTCCAAGAATTAAAGACCTAAGAATTATTGCGTGTGCCTAATATGGAACAAAATTACCTAAAGGTATCTGGTCACGAAAACCTAGTACGAGATATGTCTTCCAAGGCAGTCATAAATACTAGTATGGTCGAATATGAAGAATATATGGCACGTCGTAGAGCAAAAGAACAAGAACAAGAACTTATTGCAAAACAGACTGAAGAAATAAATAATCTAAAGTCAGATATATCTGAGATTAAGCAAATGCTACATGAATTGCTTATTAAAGATCGCTGAAAAATAAGGGAAAATAATGGCGACACTCGTTTTAAGACAAACAAAGGGACAACCCCTTACCAACTCAGAAGTTGATGGAAACTTTACCAACTTAAATGATGAGTTGGCAACTAAACTACCTTCTGCTACTTATACCCCAGCTGATATTTTAACAAAAATCAAGACTGTGGATGGAGCAGGATCTGGCTTGGATGCAGATGCTCTGGATGGAATGAACACAAGTTCAACCCTTCCAACAACTCTGGATAAAAGTTCTATCGTTTCTCGTGATACATCTGGTAATATTGGCGTAAATGCGCTAACAGTTGCAGGTGCTCTTACTGGAGCTGGAGCTACATTTAGTGGTCCAGTATCTGTAGGTTCTATCACTATCGCTGGTGGATCAATTCCAGTTTCTGCTGGTGGTACTGGTGCTACAACTGCTCAGAATGCAAGAACTAACTTAGGTGTTGCGATCGGGTCAGACGTTCAAGCGTATAGTTCCAATTTACAAGCATTGTCTACAGCTACGCCAATTGCAGATAGATTACCATATTATACTGGTGCAGCTGCTGCAGCACTTACACCTTTTACTGCATTTGGAAGAACTTTAGTTGGCTCGACAGACGTCTTTGCTGCAAGAACTAATCTTGGTGTAGTTATTGGTACTGACGTTCAGCCATTCGATGCCGACTTATCTGCTATCGCTGGTATTACAACTAACGGAATATATGCTAGAACTGCAAACGGATCAGCTGCTGCTAGAAGTATTGCTGGTGTAGCTGGAGAAATAGTTGTTGCAGATGGCGATGGTGTAGCTGGAAATCCAACAATCTCAGTTGGTGCAGGTATCGCAAAATTATCAGCAAATAACGTATTTGCAGGAAGTAATACTTTCCAAGCCATTTATGCAACTGAAGTTAATACAACTTCAGACCAAAGACTAAAAGAAGATATTAAAACCCTAAATAATGCTGTAGATATTGTTAATAGTTTGCGTGGAGTAGCCTATATTAAGGGTGGTAAAGCGGAACTGGGGTTAATTGCTCAAGAAGTTGAGCAGGTTATCCCTCAAGTTGTTGGTGAGGATATGTCTGGTTATAAAACCATCGCCTACGGTAATATGGTTGGTCTATTGGTTGAGGCTATCAAAGAACAACAAAAAACAATTAAAGAATTAACTACTCGTCTAGAGAACTTGGAGAAATAATATGCCAGTAAGTGCAACAGGATTTAAAATTTCAAATGGAACAGACCTTAATGGTTTGTTTTGGACATGGCAGGGCGATACAGGAAATCGTGGTGTAAACGATAGTAACGGTAACTGCGGTTGGGCATGCGCATGTAACGCATGTAACTCAGCATGTAACTGTAACTGCGGTAACTGCGACGCTGCCGATTTAGCGTTTAACGTACACGTTACTGACTGGAGACTAAACGTCTTCCGTAACACTTCATACAACGATGGTCTTCGTCACGACTCACAAGAACAGTCAATGGGTCATTTCAAATATTTGCGTGTAAACTGTAACTGTAACTGCGCATGTAACTGTAACTGTGCTTGTAACTGTAACTGCTAAGGATTAAAAACATGTATAAATTATTTAAAATTCCTGTAACTGGAATCGATGGTTCTGAAGATATTGGTATCAATACTTCTGTTAGAACTACTATGGGTTATAACGCAGCGAATAAAGAAATTACTGTATTGGTTGAGAAAATTGTATTACCAGAAGTCCCAACAACTGAATCTATTGATCTTAGAATTAATCATACGGAAGCTAATTTTGAGACTTTATTAGAGAGAACTTTCACATCAGCAGATTTTCCTAAGACTAAAGAAGCAATTCGTTGGGTAGTTGATTACGATGTAACAAAAAATGAAATTATTGGACCATTCAATGCTTTAGACTATACTAAGAATTTTATTTCTGGAAGTTTTACTCATAGAGAAATTCCTAAAATTATTAAACGTCGTTACAATAATAATTTAATTCCATTATTTACCATCGATAATTTTTATAAAACATCACAAGATTTTGATGCGTCAGTAATGACTGTTTATGTCGATGAGCAAGGATTAGCTATTAATGATACTATTCTTACAGGCGATTTAACTTCAGCTGAAACTACAGATCAGGCTGGTGCGACATCTTGGACATATTATAATTTACATACAGCTGTTCACTATGAACTTTTGGATGCTAATGGAAAAATTATTTCTACTAATTTACCATATACAAAAGAAGAAGCTAAAGCTGCTACAACATATCCAATGACAGTAACTCCTGGTGCGTATGATCCAGCTAACCCTTTACAACCAAATAATGGTGGTAATCGCTTTAAAGTTAATCTACCAGTAGCAGATTATTATACTGTAAGAGCTGCATTCGGAACATTTTATACAGATAAAACTCTTCCTATATCATTTGATATAACATGCATTAATGGTGTTCCAAACAAATCCAGATTAGTAGCTGGTGGTTACGATAAAGATCGCTTTGCTGCTGGTGAAGAAACCAATCAGAATATTATTGCTTATAAAGATCAACACGATAAAACTGGTTCAAACCTTACATTAAATGGTGTTGATACGGTAAGAATATCTACCAATGGTTTAGTTTCTGGTGACTTCATTAAATTAAAATTAAATGCTGGCGATTTCTATTCTTATTCAGAACTTTGGATTGAACTAATTTAATTACCATAAATACATTTGTTATTAATAGATTATAAGGATTTACAATGAGTTTATATAAGCTGGTTCTTAAAGGAGCCAATGATGTTGAGCAGGTTTTAGTTTATGACCCAATGACATCTGAGATGTTTTGGGAAGAAACAAAAGAAAAACCATCGCTGAGCCACATTTCTAATGGTTTGGAGTACCAAATTAATGCAAAAGTTTGGACTCCTGCCAAAGTAACAAACCCTCACGATCCAGAACTCCACGGAAGAAAATCCAGAAAACCAACAACACTTAAGATTACTATGGGTCTTAAGTGTAATTATGCTTGCTCTTACTGCAATCAAGCACATCAACCTCATGATCCAGTAGGCGGACCAGATGACGCAGAAGATCTAGTTCGAAAAATGAAAGAAAATTTTCAGTTCGGAACTTATGATAGATTCCGTCTTGAATTTTGGGGTGGTGAACCAATGGTATATTGGAAGACCCTAAAACCTTTAGCTGAAAAGGTTAGAAAAGTTTATCCCAATGCACAGTTTATGATGGTAACCAATGGTTCTTTATTGGATAGAGAAAAGATTGATTGGTTTAATCGAATGGGATTTTCAATCGGTATGTCGCATGATGGACCATTACATGCTCAAAATCGTGGACCAGATCCACTTGATGAACCAAGAGCAAAAGATGCTGTAGTATATGCATTAAAAACTATGGGACAGGGAAGATTTACATTTAACTGTGTATTGACACGTGAGAATGTATCAATACCAGCTGTTCGAGATTTTATTTGCGACAAGTTAAACAGAAAAGATTTTGGATATGAATATACTGAAATTTCTCAGATGGAACTGCAAGTTACAACTGAAGAATTAATGTTACCGTATGATGATTCTGGAATGGCGCATTCTTTGCAAACCCCAGACGAGAAGAAAGAAATTCTACACAATTTATTCTGGGAAACTATTCAAGGACAAAACCAGTTTAGCTGGACAGTCAATACAAAGATTACTGGATTTTTTGAATCGTTAGTTTATCAGAGACCAGCAGAAGTAGTTGGTCAAAAGTGCGGTATGGACAAAGAAGATAATATTGCCATCGATATGAAAGGTAATGTTACTACTTGCCAAAACACCTCTTCATTGACTAAACATAATCTTGGTAATATTGAAGATTTTGATAATATTCGTTTGACCAATTCTTATCACTGGTCGACCAGAGCAGAGTGTCCTAGTTGTCCAGTAGTTCAACTGTGTCAGGGTGCTTGTTTATTCTTAGAAGATCAGTACTGGACTCAAGCGTGTGAGAATTTATTCTATTATAATCTTGCTATTCTTGCAGGTGCTCTATTCATTATGACTGATGGATTAGTTTTGACGAGAATTGAAGGAGATAAGATTAGATTTAATGATGTTAAAACACTTGATGTTATTGATATTAATTTCGTCAAATCTAGCGGAACTCAAAAATCATGGAAAGTTCGTAAACCTCTGAACATTCCTGTGGTTACTGTTCCAGCAATGCCAGTAGTATAATGGCGTTTCTTGATTGTATGATTTGGGAACTGAATAAATTCCCAAGATATGGAAGATATAGAAATGGCTACACAATAGCCAATATCTTCCATTACTGTTCAGACACCAAGGAATACCAGAATAATAATGTAAATATTCAAATTCCTGAATTTGAACTAATTGCAACACCAGAACAACTGCAATTTGTTTATAAATACAAAGAGCAGATTATTGATAACAAGATTCCAGTAATACTGAATTCTATAAATAATGGTATAGAGACTTGGTCGGTAGACCTATTCAAAGCAAAATTTTTACAATACCTTAAAAGGTAAGGAGAACCAAAAAATGAGTAAAAAGCACGTAAAATGGGTTATCGCCCACGAGCCAATCGGGCTATTTCTTAAGGTAGCTGAGTCGTTCGCTAAAGAAGTTAATGAGAAAACTAATGGTCAATTTGATATCGAAGTTCTTTCTCTAACTGCTTATGCTGAGAAATATAACGCTGGCAAGAAAATTAGCAAGAACGATTTAATGCAGATGATTAATGATGGCACTATCGAAATGAGCCACATTTACACTACTTGGTTGGCAGACTACAACAAAGATCTAAACGCATTAGATCTACCATTCTTGTTCCGTGACCACGATCACGCTGACGCAGTTTTAGAAGGTGAAATTGGAACTCAACTATTGGCTGATGTAAGCAAGAATTCTAACATTCACGCTATGTCTTTCACTTACTCTGGTGGTTATCGTGTTGTTCCAGCAAACTTTAAAGCTGACAGCGTAGACGCATGGAAGTTTAAGAAAGTTCGTACTAGCCGTTCTCCAGTTGCAATCGATACTTTCAAGTTACTTGGTGCAAACACTTATCCAGGTATCGAACTTGAGCAAATGAATTCAGCTGCTAAAGAGGGTGTTATTAACGCAGGTGAATCAACTTACGTTCGTATTTTCCCATTACAGCAAAACGAAGCATTTAAGTATGTTAACGACACTGCTCATAGCTTGTTCTTAACTTCTATTATCGTTAATAAAGACTGGATGGCTCAGTTCGACGCAGAAACTAAAGAGATTATCTCTACTGCAGCATTTAATGCAGCACGTAAAGAGCGTCGTGAGTCTGTTGCTGACATTCCAAACATCCTTGCAGAGTGCGAAGCAAAAGGTGTTAAGGTTGTTAAGATGTCTGAGAAAGAAGAACAGAAATTTAAACAAGTTACTGCTAAAGTATATGACATGTACGCTGACTACTTTACTCCAGGTCTAGTAGAAAAAATCAAGCTACAGTAATACTGTCTAAATACATTATGTAAGGGGATGTTTAGGCATCCCCTTTTTCATTTGGGGATTATATGAAGCAAATTTTATTTTACAATGTTGGATTCGTTAAACAAGTTGTTGACCAGCAACCTGAGATTTTAGATGGTTATCTTTTAGACAGAGATTTATTTTATTTTTATGACAAACATAAAATGAATCTTAATAATGTTTATGATAGAACAGGATCTATTCCACATTACCTAAACATTAAACCTGGACTATTGCAAATACCGAGTGTAGAGGGTTTTAACAAGTCATTTGCTCAATGTGTAGAAGAACGATGTAAACAACTTTTATCATTGGGTAAACGTATAAATGTCGTTTGGAGTGGAGGTATTGATAGCACTTTAGTTCTCTGTGCGTTACTGCATTTTGCCAACGATCCAAAACAAATTGCTGTTTATGGAACATATACTTCCATACTAGAGTCTGGGGATTTTTTAGAGAAAAGAATTATCCCTAAAGGTGTAGATTTAAAAATTAAAGTTTCTTCGAATAGAGATTTTGATGATTGTTCAGAAAATGAGATATTTGTTACTGGGTTCTTTGGTAATCAGCTATTTGGACCAACTGATAATTTCTCAGTTAATCCTGCAGTAAAAACAAACATATCCTTTTTTCATCATCAATTTAATGGACCAGATCCATTGGACGACTATACGAAGTACATCGATCCAGAATTGCATGAGTTTATGTTACCATGCATTAATGCTAGTCCAAAGAAAATTGAAACCTTAAGAGATTTACGTTGGTGGTTTATTTTTAACTTGGATTGGTATACTGCTGAGTTTGCAACAAGAGTTAGTACAAGTCAGCAAGACAATCAATTTCACTTCTTTAATACAGACGACTTTCAGCGTTATGTGATTACAACTAAAGAACCATTCACTAAAG